ATGGCTATAATTATTATTGTGATTAATGTATTTTTCATAATAGTTGTTTATTTATTTTATTATGTTATTACCCAATCTCTACTCCCGTAAAGGAGCAGAGTTGGGTAGTAACTTAACTTGGATCTGTACAAGTCAGTTTTGCTGAACCTTCACCTCTGCTATCAACAATATTCCAATTGGTTCCGTCAGAGACTAATTCAACAAAGTCGCCAATTTGTTCTCCATCAGCGATAAATTGAATCTTATCCTCAACAGCACAGACAACAATAGCGTCATTAACAAATAATGAGCCATTTATATTATCACCCTCTGCACTAGCAACTGTAAAATTGTTTGTGGCAAAAGCAGCTTGAACTGAAAATATGAAACGCGCACCAGTGTTCGTAACTGCTGGAAGTGTAGTTGTTGCTCCTGTTCCTTTAAGAAAGACAACACTACCGCTTTGTGCAGCTGTTAAAGTAAAATCATAAGCATCAGTTGTGGTACTATATATATTTCCATATAAGAGTCCACTAATAATAGCATTACTAGTTATGGCAAGAGTTGTACCCCTTACTTCACCTATATTTGGCGAAGTGGTGTCTGCACTAATTCCATTAGGCCAGCGAGTACCAGAAGCACCATAAATTCCCTCCATATCAACATCCTGTAAAGAGCCACCTAAAACAAAGGTAGAACCCCTTGCGTCTTCAATTACAGTGTTAGCGCTTCCACTAAAAGCATTAACAAAACTAACTGCACCTAAAACCACTAGTAAAGCAACTACCATAATGATTGTACTTCCATTTAATTTGTTCATCATGATTTTTTTAGTTGATTAGTTGATTAAGGGTCTGTGCAAGTAATTTTTGATGCAGTTTCACCTCTACTATTAATGATATTCCAATTGGTGCCATCAGAGATAATTTCTACGAAATCTCCAATTTCTTCTCCGTCTTCAATGAAACGAATAACATCTTCACCAGAACAAGCAACAATGGCATCATTGACAAACAATGATCCATCTATGTTATCACCCTCAGCACTTGCTATCACAAATTGTGCTGTATCAAATGCTGTAATAACTGAGAACTTAAAATTCGCACCAGTATTGGTAACTGCTGGTAAAGTAGTTGTAGCACCGCCTGTTCCTCCAACGTAAACAACGCTACCACTTTGTGCGGCTGTTAATGTGAAAGAGTAAGCATCCGTTGTAGTGCTATATGTGTTTCCATATAGAAGTCCACTAACAACAGCATCACTAGTTATAGCAAGGGTTGTGCCTCTTACTTGACCCGTGATTGGTGAAGTGGTATCTGCGCTAATTCCATGGGGATAACGAGTACCGCCACCAAAACTAATGCCTTCCATCTCAACACCTTGTGGCATACTACCTAAAACAAAAGTAGATCCTCTTGCATCTTCAATTACAGTGTTGGCACTTCCGCTAAAGGCTTTAACAAAACCCATCGCTCCAAAAACCACCAACAAAGCAACTACCACAATGAGTGCATATCCTTGTAAATTTTTCATCATGATTTTAGTCCTTTATTAAGTAGTTCCATTCGCACCTAGATAACCAGTCCAAGTTCCGGGAAAAGTAATTTCGTGGAATTTGGATCTGAGTAAATAACTATCATTAGCTGTATTCTCGGGTGGAATCAATGTGGTTGTTAAACCATAGAATGTCTTACGACATACTTGATGTCCGCGAGAAATCAAATGATAAGATGTAGCTGCATTGGTAGCATCACTATGCGTTGAACCTAAGAAGATTGAAGCATAGATTCTTACTGTACCATAATCAGTATCAAAGATATTGATTTGGTTTTCTGCACCAAATGGAGCTAATTGCGAGTTCATTGTCTCTTTAGCTGTCTTGTAAAGAGTAAATGGAACTAACAAACCCTCAAAAACATGAGAGCCTGCTTCGCCATCTTGAGCATATTGGTTAGCCAATGAAGTTACAGCTGTCCATAGATTGTCAGCTGTTAGACTACCTGTTTCCAAGTTATCTACTGTTTGACCTTTAAGGGCAACATGACTATCTGAAGCCAATGCTTGCCCGTCAGGAGTAGTATGTACTGCTCCTGCAAAAGCATCACCATAAGTTCTCTGTAATGCTTCTTTATCCTGAGTTAACCTTGCGCGATCACCGACTTGTTCGCCAATTTTCGCACGTTTACCAACCATGTCCGCCTTAAAGGCTTCATCAGAAATAGGAACTTGTTTAGTCCACTTCTGACTTTGTTTGGTTGTTTGGTTTCCTATCCACGTATCAGTGTTTACGAGTTCTTCTTGTTCGCTGGTTTCATCAAAGGAACCGACATTGGAATCTTCGTCCCAAATAAAGCCGATACCTACTGTCTCACCCTGCTTGAAAAAGAAATCATCAGTTGCGCTTAAGTATTGTGGTTGTTGTTCTCTGGTATATTCTTCCCACATTACTGCGTCAATAGCTGTCAACACTGCGTCTGGAGATAGTTCGCCTGTATGTCCGCCTGATGGTTGCATAATTTTATCCTTTTAATTATATTAAGTTGTTCTTTCGAACCTGTAACATTCGCCATCGACTGTTACATCTAACGTTCCAGTTGCAGGATTTCCATCCTGTAATTGGAAACCCGACGTGTCTGCGGCAGGTGCTACTGCGATAGTGAACAAAGGTCCACCATCTGCGGCACCTGTTGCGTTATAAGTTATCAGCATCATATCTTGAATAAGCAATAACAATTCAGCATCAGTATCAATACTTGCCTTAGTAGTTCCAACCCCTCTAATACGACCTAACCAAGGGATTGGATTAGATGTAGTGACTTTTTGTGCTACCAAAGTATCCGTAGAGTTTTTAGGCTCTGCTTCTTCTGTGGCAATACCGCCAAATACATCTGTTCCTACTACAAGAATATCAATTGCTGGTGCTGTAAAAGTATTAGCACTTGCTACACCGCCAGACCATGTTACTGCCGCTTGAATAAGCGGTTCGCCTGATGAGAACCTAGTAGCTGACGCCGCAACATATCGAGGTAATGATTGGGCGAACCCAATTGTTTGTAAATCTGCTCTCATAATAGTTGTAGTGTTAGTTAATTAGGATCTCTTAAAACGATAACTATCACCGTCAACTGTTACATCAAGTGTACCAGTTGCCGCATTTCCGTCTTGCAGTTGAAATCCTGAAGTGTCCGCACTAGGCGCAACCTTAATTGTGAATAGTGGGCCACCATCACTTGCTCCAGTAGCATCATAGTTAATGAGCATCATATCTTGGATTAAAGCCAAGATCTCTGCGTCAGTGTCTATTGATGCATATGTTTCGCCTGTTCCCCTGATCCGACCCAACCAAGGAATAGGATTTGAGCAAATAACTGTTTGTGCTGTTAATGTATTTGTTGAGTTTTTTGGTTCTGCTTCCTCCGTTGCAATACCACCAAAAACATCAGTGCCTACTACTAAAATATCAATAGCAGCAACAGTAAATACATTAGCATCAGCGGCACCAGTAGTCCAAGATACTGAGTCTTGGATCATTGGTTCACCAGAACTAAATCTGGTTGCAGAGGCCGCTACTCTGCGAGGTAATGACTGACTAAAGCCAATCACTTGTAAATCTGCACGCATAATTTTATATCCTTTATAAGTCTTAAACACGCTAAAAAGCGAAGTCCATTAAGACTCTTTAATTAACTTCCCTCTATGGACAGAGGTATGCTATTCCTTTTACAGAATAACTTTGTTAAGCAGACAAAGGCCTAGTAACCCACTTGCCATTTTTATCTTTTTCACGAACAAGTGTTTGACCATTTTTGAGCTTCTTTTCAAACCTCCTATTAGTTCCGTTCCAAAGAAAACCAACTTGTTGTAATACAGTTTTATCTGCACCACTCAATTGTGGTTCGGCACTTTTAGGTGGATCATGATGAGTTCCAGCGCCATCTTTAGAAGATAAGTTTTTACCTTTCAAAGCACGCTTTAGTTCAGCATTTTGCCCGATGATCTTAGGAGCATTAGCAATTAAATAAGCTTCTTTAAGTTTGTCCTCTAATGTTAGATGAGCAGGGAATGTACGTGATTTGTACACCTCCATAACGAGATCAGCCTCATCAGTAGAACCAGATATATTAGACACAATTTCTTTGGCTTTGCTCAAAGTTTGGTCTTTACGATCTTTATCTAAGATCGCATCTAATTCTTTTCTGGTAAGGGGTTTCTCATCTTCATCTAAATCATCAAGAGCAGACCCAGCTTCCGCTTCTTCACGTTTGCGTCTTTCTTCACGCAACTTATACGCATTATCAGCGGCCGCTTGTTCAGCTTTCTCTCTTGCTTCACGTTCCTTTAAGGCTTCTGCCTTATAGTCTATGTCAATGTCCTTTTTATCCTTGTCCTTAGCTTTGTCATCGGCTTCGGCTTTCACCTTTGCTTCTGCTTCTGCTTTGGCTTCGGAATCTGCTTTTTCTTTTGCTTCTGCCTCAGCTTTCGCTTTGGCTTCTGCTTCGGCTGTCGCAGTTTCAGCCTCTAATTCTTCTTTAGTCTTTTTCATAGTTTGACATCCAGTTTAATGGGATAGTGCCCAATTAGTTTATACATCCGCTTTATTGACTGCGGTAGTGTCGTGGCATTAACCACATTATTACTTTTTATTAAATAATCCTGAATCTCTAGCTATACTTTTTAATCTTGTTTCAATTGTATCAAAAGTATATTTCCAAAACTTAGCTGTAACTACATGCATTTCGTTTTCTGCCAATAGATACATCTTCTTATATACCTGATACACAGTATCTTCTTTCACTATCTGCCAGAGCTTAGTATCAATGAACTGTTGGGCTTCTACTGATAATAGTTTTCTTTGAGCATCTGATAAGGCCTTTCCTTTGAAAAACCATTTTCCGTCATTTTCTCTTAATATGTCATCGTCTGATATAGTGTTAAATGTCTTTTTTAATGCTAAAGTCAGTATTTTATTTCTTTCCTTTGGATCGTTGACATTATCTATGGCTTCTAGAAAACTGGTATAACCTCCAAGTTTTCTTATTAGCCACTTTTTCATTTCTTTTTAGTTTTAGCTTTTTCCTTTTCAACAAATTGTTGTACTGCTACTTCTACTTTGGGCGGTAATGCTTTACCCTCAGGAACTTCTACAACTGTTCCGCTTACATCAGTAAACAATAGAATAACTTCAGGCTTCACCCGAGCTTTCTTATTCTCAAAGTCATAGAAAGAACCAGTCTTAACCTTTATACCATCTTTTTTAATATAGCCAGCTAATTTATCGTAAGCGGCCAAGATGTCTTTTTCATCAGCATCTTCACCTAAGCCACCAAATAGTTTACCTCCACTACTCATGGCTCCGTTAATAACACGATCAAGTTTTTCTGCATTAACGCATACATAGCCTACTAATTTTTTTTCTTTTTGTTTTTTTGTTGACATAATTTTTTGTTTATTTATATTATTTAATTATAACATAATTTATGTTATTTCACAACAAGCTTCTTGCCCGGTTCTCCATTTGCGGGGGCTGGTAAGTCTTTTGATGCCGCTTCAGGTTGTCTTGGCTGTGTCTTTTGTGGCGACTTTACCATGCTATCACCATCACTTTGGAAAAAAGCATGTACCACCCTGCGATCAATAGCTTCTAGGTCAATAAATGGATCATTCATCAATTCTCTACGCAAGTGTAAAAGAATTGGTTGCCAATATTCAGGACTCTTAGTATACATTTCCTCAATATCGACCTTTGTTAAATACTTAAACTTGGCAAATAGTTCAGGGTTTACCTTTCTAATTGATACCTTTTTATCAGGATAACCTGATTCTTCTAATAGCTTAAGGTTACTCTCTTTCACTTGCTGTTTACTCATTTGTTTGCCTATTAAACTTTCATCAAAAATAATATTCATGTCCTTTTTCTTTCCACCGGATTCTTTGTTTTCTAAATAGAATTTGCGATATTTAAGCTTCATACCGCCACCGACCAATTCATCAATTTGCGGTGCTGTTATATTATTTATTACAATATCTTTCATTAGATCCCCAAATTGAATAATTGATTGTGCTAATGATTTGGCTACTGCTCCTATCATTTTACGAGCATTTGATTGAGCCTGTGCTACACTAAAAGCCTTTTGACTAGCTTCTGGTAATTGGCCCTCTATTGTTTTACTAACACTTCCTTCCTCCATTGACTTTTCAGTATCTTGAATAGCTTGAAAACCTAAATTAGTATTTGATGGTGGAAGTAAAGGTGTAACTCTTGCATCCTTATTCTCTAAAGCGACAACTGCACTTGGGAAGATTACCTCACTATCAACTTTATCTGTTCCTGATATTGCTATTGGCATTTCTACTTCTAATAATGCTCTATTCATTACTATTTCTGTCATAGCATCATATAGGTCATTGTCCCAACCTATGGCATTCATCATTGACTTATAATAAAAGAAATGTGAACCAATACGATGATACCCAAAGGGTACTACATTGTATTTTGGTGCATCTCTATTGTCCCTGTGCTTAATGGGGTTATGCTCAACGTCATCTTCCCCCATATAAATACCATTGATGAATGGCACTTCTGAATCCTCTCGTCTATTATAATGAATTTCCTCAGCAATTAAATCTTTATGTTCATCATCATAAACCTCATAAAATAAATCATTCGCTTCTGAATAAATTGATTTGATTCCTGCTTGAACATGAACCCAATTTTCGTGTTCGCCATACTTAGCTTCTAGCTCATCTTTATCAACATATCGTCTTTTGATAATTGCTTTTTGTTTTTGCATATTTCTTTGATATGCATTAGTTATTAAAACTTGGTTAGCACTCCAAATATCTGCTTTGAACCCTGATAACACTTCATCCATTATTTCTTTAATTTCTACTTCACCATTATCAAGTCTTGTTTTAATCTTTTGTATTACTTCACAATACTCTGCTCCCATAAATGTTACCGGGTTTGCCATCATACCAAAAACTACTTGTAAAAAGGAAGCCTGATAATTTGAATTAGTAGGTTGCGCCATCCACTCTATTACATCTCTCATTACCTCACTAAAACCTTTATCTACTTCGTCTTCATCATTTTGAGCAATAAAAAGAGGCAACAGGAAGTTGCTCGTCAATTGAGCATGCATCGCTATTGCCTTATTTCTAGCTTTTGATCTTGTACCTCTCCACTTCCAAGCTTCGTTTGCATCTTCATAAGAAGTATCTACGAAAGCATTAAACATCGCTTGTCCTCTATTCTCATCATGAATAATTGAACGATCATTAAGTTCAACCCATGGTTGATGGAGTATTCTAACGCCCTCGTTGTAATCATCTTTAACAACCTTCGTTAAATCTATGACTTCACGACTGGGCTGATAGCTTGAAACATTTGCACCTTTAGGAATTTCATCTATCATATTAACATTATAACATATTTATTTATTATTTGTAAACAGTAAGAACTTTATTATCTTCCAAACCTCTTATTAAAACCTGATCTACTTGGTCTAATAATCTTAACACCTGTTCTTTGTAGGTCGTGCATTACATCAGCAGTAGAAACTTGTTGCCTTGGTCTAAATACATGAATACCTTTTTTTTCTGGCTTCTTAATACTAGTAATTCCATATCTTATTGCGTCCATTGCATCGGACCACATATGTTCAGGCTTATTTAATATCTTTCCTGTTTTTGGATCTACTTCCCATAAGTAATTTCTATATCCTTTGTTTATATTTGTACTTCGTTTAGTTACACTTATCTTTTGATCTTGAACTATTTGAATACCATTAGCTACGCTATCTCTGCCTTTTTCTGCTCCTATGATATTAACACCATAACTTTTAATTTCATCAATTGATTTTGGCTCTGCACTATCGGCTATTGTTAAACAAGTTTCTCCCTCTGGCTGATTAAGAATAACATCGGCTAAGTTTTTGTTAGATTGTCCTTTTTTGAATAAAATCTCATCTAAAATTAAACCGCCATTCAAATAATGAATACCGACAATAGCGCTATGATCAGCACTATACCCAAAGTCCATACAATATCGTAATAATTTTGCTTCGTGTGGCACTCCCTCTACATTTAATTTCCAACCTTTATAAATCTTTCCCTCTACTTCTCCCAATTGTCCTAATCCATAAACAAGCCACCAACCCGGGCGATTCTTTCTTTGCTCAATTGAATCAATGATCTGTTGGTCTAAAGCTTCATTGTCTTTATAATTAAGAACAATATGTTCTACGTCATTACGTTGTTCAAGTACTTTATCATAAAACCAAAACTCTGATACAGGATTCCAGTCAAGGAATATAATCTCTTTTGTTCTAACCTCTAGTTCTTCAAATGCTTTGAATGGTACATTGTTTGCCTCATTTATGAAAAGTCGGTCACGTCTTGCACCTCTCATCTTTCCCGGTTGATCTGCACTAAAGAACTCAATTACTGATCCTGTCTCAAAAGTATATTGATAATCACCCCTATTCCACCTACTAGGTTGGAAGTAACTTTGATCTTCCATTATCATTAAGAAATCCCTCATAGCACCTCGTTTGAGATGTGGAAAAGATTCAGAAATTATACTTGTTAAAGTCTTTTTCTTATCTAATTGTGCCAAATGAATTAACCATAAAATTATGGAAATTGTTTTACTAGCTGATGTTCCGCCCTGCACCGCACGAATACGTTTACTCAGGTTTGCTATCTTGATTGTCGCTGATGTTTTTTGCCAATCCATTTTTTTCTATTTTTTTTGGTTTCATATCCCCTAAAATTGGTACTGGTAATTTATGTGTTATCTCTGCACTATCCCCAAACTCATCTCTCTTTTTCCTTTTAAGGTAGTCCATAGCTGTATGATAACTGTCACCTAATCTATCTGCTACTACTTTCCTTGCTTTAAGTGGTAATTTTTCCCTTAAATAGTCAAATCTTTCCTTTAGTTGAGGGTATTTCTTAACCCAATTATAATAAGTTTGCTTAGTTATATTAGCATAAAGACAGGCTTCTTCTATACTTGCATCTATTGCAAAGGCTTCTTCCAGCTTTTTGACTGTTTCAACTGTTAGCTTAAACTCAAATGTACTCGCTAATTTAAGCTCTAATTTCTTTTTATATAATTTAGGTTCACTCATTTGTTTAGAAGTGTTACAAACGCAACCATAGCGTTTTA